CCAGGTCTATAATGCTTTTTAAGCATAGGTATAAAGAAATCTTCAAAGTAACTTTTAGTTATTTCGAACCATTCCATACTTGAGGCTCTTATACCAAAATGTATATCGCCTAAGATAAAGATGCGTTTAGCCATTATTAAAATAGTTTTCGAATACCCTTCTTGTCAAGGATATTCAGTTTCTTGTCGAGCTCTAGTATAAGCTCTTCCTTTGCAATATTGCTCAGTGAATTGTAAAACTTATTGGGTTGAATATCAAGAAAATCTGAAAGTATAGAAAAGATCTCCGTCTTTGTATACTCACTGACATTCTGACTTACGAAAATATAAATTTCATTGATAACTGATTTATTTAGTTTATCACTATTGTCTTTTGTATAATCAGCATACTCTGAGAACTTACTGTTCTTAATCAAGGCCTCCACTTTCTCAAATAAAATCGTGTCATGGATTGAATCATCTACGCTTGTTTCATTATCGTAAGTTGAATCGACTTTGAATGCTATCGGTTGTGAATCATATTCTATTTCATTGAACTTATTATCAAATATCTTATCTCTTTTTGTTCTCATATATTTAGTTTATACCTGAGCTAGACGTTTCATTAGTCTCATTCAGTCGCATGTAATCATAGTTTATAGTGAATTTGCACTTTAAGTTTTTACCTTCTCCGTCTCTTATCTTTAGGATCTTTAGCCAGTACTCATGTTCAGAGTGCATTAATTCATCTTGAATGATTGCGTAAATCATATCTGCAGTATGTGCTAGACCTGCAGATTCAGATATATCTTCCATTCCGATATCAGTTGAGTTATAGGCACCTCGCTTAATCTGTGTTGCAGTTACAATCAACCATTTATTTCTATCAGCCATGGCACGAAGATCTTCGGCAATCTGCTTAATCTTCATATAGGTGTTTTCGCTATTTGGATTCCTATAGTTAGAAAGGATATTGATGTAGTCAATAACAACTGCTCTTAATTTTACGCCTGTCGTTTCTTCTAGATCTAATAGATAATTTTCAATATCAGGTACGGTTGCTTGGCTGGTTGGAAACTTCTTTACAAATAATTTACCAGGTGGTAATAGCCCATCGCCCACATTCTCAAGTCTCCTTTTCATATAGACAATGTCTTTAGACTTGGTGTCGTATTCGGACATAGTGATATTAAGGAGGTTTGCACCTACTCTTTTAATAACTTTATGACCTGCCATCTCAGCTGTAATAAAAGCAGTATTGTAACCTAGTCTTACATAGTTTGCTGCGTCGTTAGCTAACCAAATAGATTTACCGACATTCTGTTCACCTGCATACACGATAAGTGAACATGGGTCATAACCACCACCTGTAACACGGTCAATGAATGTATAGCTTGAAGATATCTTATCTGATACGTGCTGGACGTGGTCATCTGGATTAAAGAAGTCTAGACCAAGATCTTTGTCGAAATTGATTTTATTTCTATCATTGATAACTTCTCTAAATTTAGAGATAATAGACTCGACATTATCTGGAGTGACATTCGCTGACTTGACATATTCAATACCATCAATTAAGCTCTTATCGAAATTTCTCCATTTAATCCATGATTCAGCTGTTGTTTCTAACCAGTCCTCGTCATAGTCGCTCAGATTAACATCGTATACGGTTTCAATTATATTTTCAGTAACCTTATCTTTGGCTTTTTTAGAATTTTGAACAAGCAATTTCATCTGAGACGATGTAGGTGTCTCAGTAAATTTTTCATGAAACTTCTTGGCTAAATATGCCATAATGTCGATATCGGGGTTGGTAAAAAAACCTTCACCGATTATCGACAAATACTTGGGCTGCTTTAGACAAAATATGAAAAATAACTTTTCGTAATTTGAGTTAAACTGCATTTTTAATATATTCGTTTATAAGTACTTTATAGGTAGTACTGTCCTTTGTTTGTCTTGTAATACTCACATAACCATCACGTACTAACTCGTTAATTGATTGAATGATATTATCTAGATACTCTTGACCTAATTTTTTGATAATGAAGTTATCAGTAAATGTGATGTCTTCGCCAGAATCCTTTTCATAATGGCGCTTAATCGCAAAGTATAGTATGTCTTCACCCGTTGGGTAACCTGGCATATCCTTATGGATGCCTAAGACATATTTCAATTTTATTTTACCTGGATCAAACATTAGTCAATATCGCTAAATACTGTTTCTTCATCGATATCATATTCTTCAATACCAGAATCTTCGATACCATAATTAAACAGAGGTTGAATATAGGCATCGATTGCATCAATTACTTCAGGTGTAAAAACCTTATCTGTAAAGAACTCTGCATTATCGATGGTTCGGCCTAGATGTCTTACTACTATTTTATTAGAAGAATCAGATGCTTCAAAGTATTTAGTTGTAATTTCGCCAGTTTCAGTGTCAGTATACTCAAATGGTACTAAACCGATTTGATCTTTCTCTTTAAGTTTGCTATATTCTTTATCAGAATAGATGTAGCCCTTTTGTATACCACATGTTTCCCATGAAATATAGTTTTCAAGACCAACAAACTCATTCATACCTTTGTTAAAAGGAATTTGGAATTTGATAGTTGTAGGTTTAGCAAATCTATTCTTATTCGGTCTTGCAGTTACAATAATACCAGTCTGTTCAGTTACTTTCTTACCATCTACCTTTTTGACCTCTTTTAATTTAGCCTTACTTAAGAACAGGATAATTGATGCTGCGTATTCTGGGCCTGTACCACCACCTGCTTTAGCTTCTGGGTAAAAATCCTGAGTCATATAAACGTGGTTACTGAATATGAATGTTGCCTTAATCTCAGCCATCTTATTCATAATGATACGGAAGATAGACTTCATTTTCTTAGATCTTGACATATCTGCCTTGTCAGAACCTGATATTGCATCATCAACTTCTTTCTTAGAGGCAAGGTTACCTGCAGAATCTAATACAAACAGGATACGTGGTATTTCATATCCACCTCTTTTTGCATCAATAAGTGTTTGGCAGGTTTGAGTTACAATTGTTCTAAACTCTTCAACGGTACCGATTGGTTCGTAACGAACTTTACTGGTATCAATACCAAATTTAGACATCTGCTCCTTATCGACTGCGTTTTCTGAATCGAAATAAATCACATAATAGCCTTCTGCTATATGGTGCTTAACTGTATTTAAGATTAGATATGTTTTACCAGTACCTGATGGTCCAGCTAATGCAATTGAACGATTACTTGGATATCCTTTACGTAAAGATCCAGTAAGACATGCGTTTAAGTGGTAGTTGCCACTATGGATAAATCTATCGATTTCACTAAATTCACTAATATCCATTACTGAGCCTAATGAACTGGTTTTGGCCAGCTCTTTATTTAGGTCGTCAAAGCTAAATTCACCCTTTGTTGATACTTTCTTTGCCATATTTTTATTTTATAATTTTATTATGATAATCTCCGCTACCTCTATGTTTATATCTTATTACTATGTTGTTGTTTGATTTATATGCGGACATGTCATTTATTTCATAATATGACCATATGAAATCTTTAAATGCAACAACTTCACCTTTTTTATTTTTCTTTAGATTGCAATTATCTCTGATTGAAGCGAGCGTCCAGTTAGTTTCATGGAATATCTGATTAGCAAAATCCCATTTTCTTATCAATTGACCGGTTTCAAAGTTATATTGATAAATTGGTTTTGCCATACCATTCTTTGTACCGTTTTTTATTTTATCTGGATTTTTTTCATAGAACTTAATCATTGCAACTCTTGATCTTTCTTTCATAATAGGATCTGAGTACAGTTTACGTTGGGCTGCTGACATATTTTTTCTCATCTCATCCGTCCGCACCCATTCACCCATTTTCTTTTTAGATTCTTCTGAGTACTTAACGCCTAAAGTAGAACCCGCAATAGGACTTAAATTATAACCTATATCTTCATGATAGGGTTTTAATATGTCTAGATATGATTGTTCTCTTTCTATTAGTAAATTCTTGTCTACTATTCTTTCAATTCTCTCGAAAATAAAAGATTCAGAACCGTACTTATTCCAAGCACTTTGTAAGTGCCTATTAACGTGTGTACCTGAATTTAATCTATAGATATGTGCTTTCCACCTGTTAGTAATGTTAATTGAAGAGCCTATATAAAATTTACCGTTTACTCTGTTTGTAATTTTATAAATACCTGTTTTATAATCTCTAGCCATGTAAACTTTATTTTTATATATCTAAATTCGGCAGTTAAAATAAAGCAGTGCTGTAAATGAGATTCCTATCTAATGTTTTTAGACCTGTTGCTGCCAGTACTCTATTAAGAGGTTCGATCATACATTTTTCAAATTGTCCTTCATAATCTATAGGAGGTGCAAACTCATAGGGATATGAGCCAGCTTTGAATGCAAATACATTACAGTCTTTATCAGTTGTCTCATACATCTTTAATTTTTCGGCGTTACCTATCAACTGATACTTATTCTTAAACTTCGACTTGTTAAGTAAGAAGTTATAATAGCCTGCAGATCTTACGGTCATTGGACAACCTGATGCAAATTCAAATGTACCGACATCACTGACAATATATTTTTCATAGTTATTCATTTTAAGATTAAAACAAATATCTTCGATGTTTGCTATCTTAAATTCCTTTTTAGCCTCTTTAAGGAATTGAACAATTTCTGAAAGCTCTACGTTGTCTTTGCCAAGTATCATTTTGATTGCATCATTAAGTCTCTTTCTCGCAAACAGTGGAGTAGATGACTGAATAATCTCAAAGCCCTTGGTTTTAATTTTGGTTAATGGGTCATAGTGATTACCTGGATCGGCCCATACTATATTCTGAATGTATTTTTTCTTGGCCAGCCAGATTGCATTTTTAGCAATAGACTCAAGTTCAAAGTCCAGGAAGTTTTCAGTTACATAACCATCTGCATATTTCTGAAGAACTTTCTTAATATAATCATTCAGACGATTCTTATAGATTTCAAGTATAAAATCTTTTTCTGTGCCTTTCCATGTAGACTTTGTGAGAGCTTCTTCAAATGATAGGTAACACGAGTCTGTATCGATATAAATAACAACTGGCTTAAGAACTGGACCCTTAACTTCAATACCCATTTTCTCATGCAGTTCCTTATCTTTATGCCAGAAATCAGTGAAATAAAGATTCACCATTTTCTCAGTATACAGAATAGCATTCTGACCTTGCAGAGTGATACTTTCAGCGATATTGATGTTGAAAAAATAAAAGTACTCGTTACCAAATGCACCATAGATCGAGTTAAGTATTCGCTTAACTGATTGCTCCTGGTTATAAAACTGATTAACCAGGTCTTCAGTATCTTTATACTTTTGTTTTAATTCATCAATCGTTAAGTTATCTAGATTCATATTATTCATTTGAGCAAACTGACACTGTTAATAGTGTATTGCTATCTTTTGATTTGAAAATTAGCTTATTTGGACAAACAGATACTGTATATGATTCTTTGTCAAGTAGATTGAAATACTTTTTATAAAGCATGACTTCAGAACCGCTTTCAACTGAAGACCTATCTGTCTCAGTAATTTTTGCATCGTAAGAGTCACCTTTAACTCTGACAGCATCTTCGATATATTGAATCTTAAATGTATCAGAATCTTTATCAAGGTTAAATAATGAACTTAATTTACTTTGCATAAACGGCTCAAGATCAAAGTCAAACATTAGATCTTTCTTGTTGAAGATTTGTTTTACCTGATCTGCTGTTAAGTCAATAAAGCCGAGTGAAGGATCGCTGCAGGCTAGTGAAAGCGTAAGACTTGGGCTAGAGATCTTAACTCTGGTTGCAATAAGCTCACCTTCCATTTCTGCACATTCAACTGTACCTGTCAATTCATTAGAATCAGTATCGTTAAAGTTTCGAAGTGCTTCATTGATTTTAGAACCATTGAAGAAAGAGATCTTCAGATTCATTTCTGGTTGCTTTTCAAAGGTAAAGATCTCGTCTACAGGCACTTCTTGAACCTTAACTGCGTCTCTTTCCGGTAAGTAAACGCTTGATACCAGGCTCTCACCTTTTATTTTAAGATAAACGAATTTATCGATTGAAGTAAGCTTTGAAATGAAGGATGTCAATGCTTCGACATCAACTCTTGTTAGTTTTATTTCCATGTAAAATTGCTTTTTAGTTATACTAGACAGTACTTAATAGTTTCAACACTAAAAAGCCTCAGTCAGAAGACTGAGGCTTTTATAACCAGTAATTAAAAAGCTTACGCTTTTTCTGTGTTCTTAATTTCTTGAACTTCAGTACGAACTTCTTGTGCCAGTTGCTTCAAAGTTTGCATTGCACCACGAAGACGTGTACCTGCAGATTTGTTACCCTTGGTGTAGAATGATTCTGCATCCTTTTCTACTGACTCAAGCAAAGATTTAATGTTGTTAAACTTTTCCATTTTTCTTAGATTTTTGATTTATATTGTTTTTTATAATTATGTTTCAATTATTTTATCTCACAGGCACCTCCAGCACAAGCTACTTCACCTTTAAGATCTGTATTGTCTTCCACTTCAATTACTTTAGAGAGATCAACTTTACTAAGTGATTTCATCATTTCATTATACTTATCTTCAGTACAGTCTTCAAATGGAGCTTGAATATAGGTACCGCCATCATAAGGTAAAACAGAAAGGCCGTTATAGCAGTTTCTATTTTCCCACATCCATTCACCTACTCCATCCCATTCATCTTGCTTGATACTTACAGTAGCTGAGATATTATGGGTATTCATTCCGCTCTTATGACCAGCTTTGATCCAGTTATTATAGAACCATTTTACTCTTTCTAAAAGATCATACGCAGATTCATGTCTAAGAATAGAACCAGCTGGTGCCTTTTGTGGGATAGAGATAACAGCCGTATCGTGTGGTCTGAAGTACTCATCTTCTACTAATTCAGGATGGTAGATAGCAAGATACTGGTAGATAGCCTCATTTTTACCTACTCTGATTCGGCGAACATAGTAATCATTATGCCATGCATGTATACCAGATGAACAGCCTAATGTCAATGAACTAGTACCGGCAGGTTTGATAGTTGTAACACGTGCTGCTCTGTTAATACCAAGCAGATCTGCTACTTTAGCATTTTCTTCTTTAGCACATTCTGCAGCTTCTTTAAGTGAGAATTTCTGGGCTTGACCACTACCAATACCCGTCAAGCCGATACCTACAAGTGCATCTTTCTCCGTAGTACGTTGCCATACTGGACGCAGATAGTGGAAATCTGTATAACCAGCCTGTAATGTACCAATGAATGCAGCTGCTGTTACACGGGCATTAAGGTCTTCTTGTGAATCAACATCTGATACATTTACCTCAGTCAAATTACAGAACTGATATGGACGTAGTGCAATTTCGCAACATGGATTAGTACCCCAATCTTTGTCATTTGTAAAATAAATACCTGGCTCACCTGATCCAGATGCTTCAATCTTTTTCCAAATATCTAAGAAGAACTCTTTGGTTACCTTGTTTCTAACAAGTACTGCAGAGTTATTAGCACGGCCTCTCTGTGGATTCAATTCCCACCAGCTACCAGCTTTACAAGATATCATGTCTTCGTCGTCAGCGCTAAATAAACTAATAAGAGCTGCTCTGCGAATACCACCTGCAAGTACGGCATCTGCAATATGACAGATGATGTCATGTACTTCAATTGTAGAAAGCTTTTCATTATTTTCTTTTTGTGATAAGATACCCTCAATTTTAATCAAACATTCTTTAAGTGGTTGTGGACCTGGGGCTTTACCTCCTGATGTGATAAGCTTAGCACCTTTTGGTCGAATATCTCTAAAGTCAAAATCAATAGTTGAGCCACCTGCAAAATAAGACTTCATCAAAACTTTAATTGAATCTGCCCATCCCTCAATACTGTCTGCTACTAAAAATCTTCTTTTACGATTTGGATTTGGTTTGTTGATTTCAGGCAGTTCTTCAACGTGATGTTTCTGTACACTGAAACCTACACCTGTACCACCTAATAACAAAAACATAACTTCACCAAATGAGCGCCAGTCATCGATAGGTAGATATGCGCAATTGTAAATACGATTAGGTGAAATTTCAATTGGCTTACCACCGAATTGTAATGAGCGCATAGACGGTAGAACTTTTTTGTCGTACACCGCTTTGTACTTGTCTCTAATCAGATCTTCTAGTGCTGGATATTTTTTAATATGCATTTCCATATTTCGGGTAACCAGTTCTTCCCAAGTTTCTCTTCTTTCAAATTCAGGTAAATATCTCGAGTATTTCATGTAAACTGTAATGTCACTCAAGATCTGATTGGATAATTCCATAAAAATTCTGTCTTTTTTTAATTGGTTTTTGTAGGGTATATAATTTTTTTCCAGCAAAATTAAGCCTTTTCTTTCAGTTTTTTCGAAATTTCTTCGAGCTCCATTTTATACTCAAACATTTTCTTCTTGTATTGCTTTCTCTTTGCATATAAATCGGTAAGAACTCGTTTAAGGATAGATGGTTCTTTTACATATACAGCACCGGTTGAAGTAACTGTATATTCTTTCTTATCGAAAGATTCGACTTTTGAAGATGGTGCGATTTCAATAAAAGAGTCTGGCGAGATATTGAACTGTCTCATTATAGAGGGGTATAGAGATGCAAAGTCAAAGCATGCTACGGCTTTATGCTTACCGACAACAGGCTGCTTAACAAAGGCACCAGTATATTGTTCATTCTTTTCCTTTTCTTTCTGATATGGTTTAACTGCCATTACTTTACCTTCAGCAAGTAGATTTCTGGCTATAAGTGATTCAGTAATTGCCACAGGTGAACCTGCTTTATAGAAACTAATCTTACAGATGTTTGAAAGTGTAAGAACCACTTGAAGCGTTTTAAGCTTCTGGTCTATCAGATAAACAAGAATACTATCGACTGCATTGTAGTATAGATATTTCTGATAGTCATCTTCATATAATTGTTGAAGACCACCATCATATTTTATTTTACCAACACCGACTGTTTGCATTGCAGCAGTATTCAACTGGTTATTTTCTTTAACTGATACACTTCTATCCCAGTTAGAATAAAGGTCCATGTAATCGACTATACCTATATGGTATGGCAGACCATCTCTTGTTAGGGCACATGTTGGCGATGCTTCAGCTGGATCAATCTGTAGGCGTTTACATCTGTTAACTATGTATTTCCAGTCAAAGTTAATACAGTTCCATCCACTAAGCATTGGAAACTTAGGCATAAATTTATGGATGAATGTATAGACCAAATCATACTCTGTATTGAATCTGATATACTTAATATCCCAGTTGATACCAAATTTCTCAAAGTATTTGTTAGTATCTTCTTTAACTTTATCTTGTGATTTTTGTGAAAAGTCTTTTAGACCTAACACAATAACCTGATGGTTTGGGGTAACTATAGATATTGTTAAGATTTTTGAATCTGCTCTTTCAGGTTCAGGAAAGTTATCAGTTACCTCAACTTCAATATCGAAGAAGAATGTTTTTGGAAAGTTATAACCAAAGATTTCATCACTGTCTTCTTTAGGTAAACGTTCAATAAACTCAATTAAACCATGCTTAGAGATTTTCTTTTCAAAAGAAGCTCTAACTGATTTACCATCCCAGTTTATATTATGGGCGCTTCGTCTTCTGTCATTTTCTTCACATGTGTACCAATTAGGGAAGTCAGTCGTGTCATATGTCTTTAACTCGACTTCACCCTTGGCATTGAAGAAACTAAATGTAACCTGATTTTCAAGTTGTTCAATATCTAATAGCATAGTAATTATTTAGTACCTGTTGATCCAAAACCACCTTCACCTCTTTCTGAAACTAAATCTCCAAAAAGTTCTTCTTCGCTTTCTGAAACCTGAACAGGCACATAATTCATTTTAATACAAAGTAATTGAATGATCTTATCTCCTGGTGAAATTACCTGTGCTGTGTTACCGACATTATGTAGGTCGATATGAATTTCACCTTGATAGGATTCATCAATTACACATGCTCCGACTAGTAAATTCTTTTTAGCTGCGACGCCTGACTTATTAAATGCAATAAGTGCATGGCCCTTGGGTACCTTAGCTTTAATCCCAGAAGGTATTAGAACCGATTGACCCGGATTCAATACCTGTGCTAGAAAATCTTCTGGAATATACAGGTCAAAACCTGCATCGTTAGAATGGGCTCTTGTAGGTGTTTTAACCTCTCTTGTTTTGTATATCTTCATAACTGTAATTTATGAAATTATACTGAATACAGAGCCTATGTTTTATTATTTGTCAGATTGTTTAAGAAACTCATTGAACTTATCTGGTGTAAAAGAAATTGGAGTGACACCTTTTTTCTTTCCCTTCTTCATAAGTTCTTTATCCTTTTTAGAATAAGGTGCTGGTATATCACCAGAACCTGTAGCTCCAAAATGGCCAACTTCAGGTATAACTACAGGACCCATACCGCCGACATTCATGCCAGGATTAGGATGAACTCTGGCATAATCTTCATTTAATTTACTAACATCCATACTATATAGATCACCCTTTTTATCAACTTCAGAATTAGGGTTAATAATGTTAGCAAATATTCTATACAGATTACTTCTCTGAGTAGATTTCTTTAAATTTTCTTTACCTAGTGCGTCAGTAAATGAAGAGCCCCATACTAATGTTTTTACATTGTTTTTTATAATAAATTCTTTACATATATTAGCAACAGTTGCTAATATCCTGAAAGGTATATTTTCATTTGTAACTATAAATTCATTATCGTTATCATCGATCGGCTCAATAAAATACTCTATCTCATATTCCCCATCTCCTCTATCTTCAAAATCTACAGTATATGTATACTTATCGGTATCAAAGCCATAGCTTCGTTTACTTATATTAAAATAGTCAAATGAATTTGCTAGGTTAATATTGATTTCATTTACGAAATTTTCATACGTAGGCACGAAGCTTTCTTTGGTTTCAGGTAGACCTTTATGTTTAGTTGAAGCAAAATCTTTAAGTTGCTTCTTGGTCATACCCTGAGCCAACTGAGCGACTTTATCGCTTACCTCGTCTGGGTCCTTTTTACCGGTCTTAACCGCATAGGCTTGACCCATTAGACGTTGCTGTGCTTTACTTTGTGCTGGCATTATTTGTCTTCGTTTACTCTACTTTGTTTAACAGTGTATGTCTTACCATTAAACTCAAAGGTCTTTTCACCTTTTTCTCTAGCCTCTTTAAGAGCTAATAGGAATGCATTACCTTCGCTAATCATTCCACCATCTTTTACTTTCTCCCATACTTTAAGACCATAGCTTGAAAGTCTCACACCTTCTTTGGTGATAGAGAAATATTGCTTATTTCTAGAAGACCATCTGTCATGCGCTCCAGTGCCAGAAACAATAGAATTAAATTCTTCTTCGGTTATAACACCGTCTTGAATAGCATCAAGTATTTTGTTTCTAATAGCTGCTTTCTCATTAGTAGATCTAGCAGGATATTTTTCAGTATAGCCTCTTTTGTAAATTACTTTACCTTCATTTATCTCGAGGTTTTCGTTTACGAATTGATTGAATGTTTGAAAGTTTTTCATTTTTTATTTATTTATTTCTTCTTTACAGAACCTGAAGTTATTCCAATTTTAGCATTGAATGGATTAGGAACAGAACCTTTTGCCTCAAACTTAAATTCAGCTACAGAGAATGATTTGCTAACAAATGACATGCTATTTCCTTTAATATCAAATATAAGATATATCTGGGCTAAATCCTGTGATTTATTTACTAGAGATGTTAGGGGTTTTTGATATAGATTATTCAAGTAATCAACAACAGTAGTAACCAATGGATAAAAAACAGCACCAAATACAGTCTCATCTTTTATGCTATCCCAGTTTTTGTATATGTCATCAGCTGTCATATCCTTTGGCTTTGTTCCACAAAGATTCCAAAGCTCTTTATAGAATGATATAAATTTACTTTTGTTTTCATGTAATTTATAAAGCCATTCTATAATAACGTCCTTCGTAAGAGTGGTTGATTCTAATCCAGATGTAGATATGAGATAATTGTAAGGAGTACCGGCACCACTTAAATGGGATGAAAGCATTTCATTATAAAAATCAAAAATACTTAGGTCTACAATTTTCTTAAGAATATTATCGTACAGATCTTGCTCCTCACTGGTCATTGTTAATTCACCTGAATCCTTTAATGTAGTTACGGCTTTTACTAGGCCAGTTGCTGCAGGTGTACCACCTTTGCTACCAGCCTTAGAAGATATATGCATGCTGTCGAAAATAAAATCTACAAGCTCCGCATTAGATGCCGTAGGGAATGAAACACCCGAATCATAACTTTTAATTATATTAAATAGGTGTAAACCGCCTAAAACTTCACCAAAATCATTTGCAATATTTGATATAGAAATTAGGTCTATACCTTCCGCCAGGCCTTTATCAAATTTATATTCATATGAAGTTCCTGTGCCATTTTTTAAGAAATCTAACATGTCAGTATATGAATTGCTGTGGCTACCGCTTTTAGTAATAGTCTCTACTAGACCTTTTAGAAAATCTTTATAGTTATCTGGATATTCAGTCGTGTCTATTCCCGACTTAATTGCAGACTCATAAACTTTACTAGATTTATAAGAACCTGTCGAAAGACCCATAGCATCAGGTGTTAATTTCTTTTTACCTATAACTGCAATATCGCCAGATTTACTTTCCTTTGTTGCATCTACAATTTCTATAGTACCACCTCTTGTATATGAAAATTTATTTAGTAAGGTAACTTGCTTTTTGAATTTTATAATATAGGTATAGTAATCACCAGAATTACCTTGCTTCGGCGGTAAAATCGCGTCAAACACATATGTACCTTCAGGCGCACCTATACTATTTAGATATGAAGTTATATTTTGCTCAGCAACTGAAGTTCCACCAAATGATGCTCTGAGTACTTCACCTTCACCTTTGCTTGGTTTACCTCTACCTTTAGTTCCTGCTACAACTCTATCGGCTCTTACACCTGCTGATTCTGCCCAGCTGTCATAAGCTATATCCCAAAGTGTGCCTTCTTTAGCTTCATTTATTTTAACAGATTCTGTAATAAAGTCATTAAATGTAAGTAGTTTATAACCGAAGTTTTCTTTAACCTCTTGCATGATAGTCTTAAGCTGATCATACATTTTATGCATACCCTTAGGTGTCATTCTCTTGAATGTAGCCTCATCATCTATCTTTAGGGCCTCTCTTACCTTGGTTGCACTGATATCCTCATCAGACCTCTTAATCTCAAACGCATCCAATTCAGGAACTGCGTTTAACTCTTCTTTATATTTGTCTATCTGATATTTATAGGCTTTAAGTCTATCTGTACCTGCTCCCCATAAAACTGGTTCATATGCAGGTCTAACAGCATTATAGATTGTATCGATACCTGCAGTATTGATAACAGCAGCACCTTCAATCATATTACTTTGTATAGCACCAATCATTGCTAACTGGGTGTCTTCATCAAACGGATTCTTTGTTGGATCTGCTTTACCACCTCTTACAATCAGGATAAATGTAGGTAGCCCGTTTTCTTTATAGAGCTGTTCAACTACTTTCATGTGACCCTCTGTAAAGGGTTGGAAACGACCTGCAAATATATTAACCTTTTTAGATCCCTGTTCCGTTGTGTTTAATTTTAAAGCTTCGTTAATGATGCTTTCAAACACAGATGCAACATTTTCTATCTGTGATCTCTTTAAGTAGTTATTGAAGTCTAGTATTTGATTTTCTTCTGGTACTATTTCAACTTTCTTTTGTATCTTCTCAATGATACCGTTAAGGGTATCTACTATTTGCTGTGTAAGTATTGGTGTAGTATTCTTTCTGTACCTTCTAAATGAACTAATGATAATTTTGAATAGATCGTTAAGCTTACTATTTTTAAGTATCTCTTTAGTTCTTTCATTTGGTATAGTGGCTAGATTGATTTCAAACTCAGGCTTCTTTGCAAAGTCTGGTGTTTCAAAATCAACACCAATATATTTATGACCATTCTTTTGAATATAGTCATTAAACAGAACTGATACGAGTTCAATGTATCTCTCGTCAGGTGATTCACTATTAAGCTGTATGCCTTCCATATCTACAAGCTCCATAAATTCAATTATGTCAAGCATTGCAATTTGATACATGTCATTAGCTTTTCTATCAACTGGCTTGGTGATACTTTTAGAATGCTGCTGTATTACCGGATCTATCAATCTAGCTGAATATACTTCACTTTCGCCGGGTGTAATAAACTTAAACACGATACCCTCGATTGGTTTATCAATGTCATTCATTAGGGCACTGGTTCTTAGATCTGGGTTAAGAACACTTATAATATAACGTGTAAAAGACTGGCTCTTAAACATAGACATAAGATCTGATTCAGGAGTACTTAAGTAGTCCATTATCTTATCTTTTTGTATGGATGTTAAATTGCCATTATAAATAATTGGCGGTCTTTCAACGTCTAGAGTTTTAGACCAGTCTGAAAGAACTCTAGGATCTGAAATTGTTTTTAAGACTCTACCTTGACCATTAGTGATTTGAATGTCTGTAAGCACAAGATTGTTTTTAGGTAATCTGTCATACGCAATATTCACTGGTGCTAGAGATGGAAAATACTGGAAACCAAATACCCAGTTATCTGGCATTGTAATTATTGTGTCCAATCCAAGCTCTTGAAAATGCTCTATGGCCTTTTCATAAAAGACCATCATGGTCCTATCTATAAAATTGATACTGGTGCCATCTTTCTTCATGAACACAATTGTACCATCTACATTTTTCGTAACCATAAGTCTAGAACCATCTAGCTGCTCAGTAACTATAACGTACTTGGTAAAAAGATTTTCAATAAAGCTTCGACCCCTGTCCTTGTATATTTGCTTAAGATTGGTAAGTGCCATTATCTTCCGTATTTAATAATTCCCATTAGCTGGTTGATAGCTGCAAATGTACCTGTAAGTTTATACATACTACCCTTGTATTTGAATACAAGACCTTCAGTTGGTATTATAGATTCAATACCACCAATTCTTGCCAGTCTAGCTAACTCAGCTTCAACTTTTTCTATTTGTTTTGTATCACCATTTAACTTAATGGCATCAGCCTCTTTTCTAATGGTATCATGTAGTCTTCTCTTTTCTGC